TGCGTTGGCCCGGCTTGTTGAGAAGCCAGTCCTCGGCTCGGTGCTGCCGTCAGGAGTCCTTGCGCGGCAGCCACAGAAGCCGATCGGCGGGGCGATCACGCCCACCGGCACGGCGACCAGCATCCGATCCCGGTTGCTGGCGGTCGCCGGTTCGGTCAGCCCAACTGCGGCCCTGGTGAAGCGCACAGGGAAGCCTGTCGCCGGCAGTGTCGGGGCTCCGTCTGGTGCCCTGTTCCGCACGGTCCAGAAGGGTCTGACCGGCGCCACGACACCCACCGGTGTGGTGTCGCAGATCCGGGCCGTGCTGCTCGCCGTGGCAGGCACGACCACCACGGCGGGGACGCTCGGCAAGCAGACCCGCCCGGTGCTCTCTGGGCAGCTGTCGCCGACCGGCGGCCTGTCGAGGCAGCCACAGAAACGCCTGGTCGGGGCGCCCACCCCAGTAGGTGCACTGCTATCCGGGCGGCTGTTCTCGAGGCTGTTCACCGGTGGACTGACCCCCGCAGGTGCGCCCACCCGGGCCGAGGGGAAGCACCTCGATGGCACCACTACTCCGTCAGGTGCGCTCGCTCGGTTCGTCGTCCGACTCCTGACAGGTGCCATCACACCCGCGGGTTCGGTCACGCCAGCCTGGGCGCCGCAGGTCACCGACGGCACCGTCACTCCACTGCCGCGGCCGACGCCGCGCACTGACCTGCGCGACACCCCGACGCCGCACACAGAGGCTGGCGAGCGCGCCGTCCCCACCATCACCGGAGGTGCCTGAGTGCCCTACGACCTCGGGGACACAGTCGGGATAGGCGTGACCGTCCGCGACGCTGCCAGCGCGCCGACGAACGCCACCACCATCACGCTGACGGTTACGCTCCCGGACGGCACAACCGCCAATCCGGCGGTAGCGAACCCCCCGTCGGTGATGGGGGAATATGGCGTCGACTACGTGCCGACGATCCCAGGCCACTACCGGTGGCGACTCGTCACCACCGGCCCCACGACGGCGTTGACTGGCAGCTTCGATGTTTGGCCACCCGACTCGGCGTCGATCGTGTCGCTCGCTGAGGTGAAGAAGCACCTCGGGAAGAGCATTGACGACACCTCGGACGATGAGGAGCTGCGGGGCTTCATTGAGGCCACCACGGCGGTCATCGAGGAACACCGTGGTGAGGTCGTTGTGCGGCGGCCGGTCGTCGAGGACATGAACGTGACATGCCCCGTGCTGGCGGTCCAGCTGGGCAGCTTCCCAGTGCAGTCCCTGACGAGCGTGGCCACAGTGGACGGCGCAACCACGTGGGATGTGAACAACCTGCACGTCAGCTCTGGTGGTGTGGTCACGGTCCTGTCCGGGCCCGCCTTGCGTGGCATGCTCCGCTTCACCAGCGTGGTCGGGTACACGGTGATCCCCCCGAACTACACCCTCGCCGCGAAAATCATCGTCGCGCATCTGTGGGAAACCCAGCAGCAGCCTGGCCTCGGGCCATCGGGGCCGTTCGGCTCCGAACCCCAGTTCCTGACCCCGACCGGGCGCGGGTTCGCCATCCCCAACCGGGCCGTGGAGCTCCTCGGTCGCCGGCCCCCGCTGGTGGCGTGACGTGACCGCCATCCCTGAAGTCTTGGATGCGCTCACCGCGATCTGGCGGACCGCCCAACCCGCAGGGCTTCGCCCCGACCAGGTGCACGACGGCCCCCCGGCGGGGGAGTACACAGGCACTGAAGGTGTCGCAGTCGGCGCGTCCGTGCAGGACAACGGGGTCGAGTTCACCGCCCCTGCCGCCGACATTGGTGGTGGTTCCGGCGAAGAGGCCACCGTCACCTGCATGGCGTGGGCCGGGTCAGGCGACACCAAGATGAAGCCGTTGCGGGACCGGGTCGACGCCGTGCTGGACGCGCTCGAGCAGGCACTCGCCGAGGACCGGACGTTGCGCGGCGCGGTGTCGTCGGCCTGGCTGACTTCGGGTGCGCTTGTGCAGCAGCAGACCGGCCGCGGTGCCTTGGTGACCGCCGAGTTCCGGATCAACGTCACCCGCTTCTGAATCCGCCACTGGTCCCGCCCTCGTGGGCGGTGTTTCCGCATGTCCACATCTAGGGAGAACCATGGCCCTGCTCACCCGCCAGAGCGCCTCCGGGCTGGATGGCGCCACCGTCACCTTCGCCGCGGCGACCGTCACGACCGGGGACACCCTCGTCGGCGGCCAGTGCGTGCACCTGCTCGTCAATAACGCCTCTGGCGGCTCAATCAACGTCACCCTCACCACTCCGGAGACGGTGGAGGGAACGCTCGCGGTTGCCGACCGCACGGTCGCCGTCGCGGCAGGCACGATCCGGGAGATCCCCGTTCCGTCGCGCTACAACGACGCCACCACCGGTCTCACCACCGTCGTGTGCAGCTCGGTCACCTCGGTGACCATCGCGGCCGTTCAGGGATCGGCAACGCCGTGAACCTGAAGTGGATCCGCCACCCCGAAACCGGCGGGGTTGTGCAGGTCCCGGAGTCGGCGGTGCCGATCTACCGGCAGTCGAACTGGGACGTCCTCACCGACGAGCAGGTCGCGGACCTCGAGAAGTCCTTCACGGAGCAGGCCGCCACCGCCGAGAAGGCCATGGCCGACGCGGCCGTGTTCGAACCCCCAACCACGTCTGAACCTGTCGCGCCCGAGCCGGCGACGACGCCCGCGCCCCGCAGCAGCAAGTCCGTGAGCAAGGAGAACAGCTGATGGCTGCCCCCGCAATCACCGCGTCGACCCGCTACTCGGCGCGCGGCAACACCAAGATCTACTGGGTTGCGACCATCGCGTCCCCCTCGGCCCCGACCCGGACCGAACTGAACGCCGGCACCGACCTGTCCCCGCAGATCATGGACGCCGAGGGCTGGTCGGTGAAGTCCGAGCAGATCGAAACCCCGGACCTGGCGAACCGGTACACCTCCACCATCCCCGGCTCCATCACCGCCGAGGACTCCTCCCTGACCATGTACGCCAGCAAGAACGGCGTGGACGCCCGCGCGCTCATGCCCCGCGACGCGGTCGGCTACATCGTGCTCCTCCACGGCGGGGACGTCGCCTCCAACAAGATGGACGTCTACCCCGTCACCGTCTCCTCGGTGTCGAAGCAGATGTCGGCCTCCGGCAAGGACGCCGACACCATCGTGGTCACCTATGCGATCACGTCCGCCCCGTCCGAGAACGTCACCGTGCCCTGATGGGGCTGGGGGACCGCCTCCGCACCCGCAAGCCGCTCACCGAGACGGTTCGGCTCCCGCTCGACCCCACCCAATACGGGCAGGCCGAGAGGGAGCTCGAGACGGCGACGTTGGCGCTCGAGGACGCCCGATCCCGCGGCGTCACCGACCTGTCCCGGTTGCAGGAGGACGCCGCTGCTGCCCGGGTGCAGCTGGACGCGTGCGAATGCGAACTGGTCACGCTGCGGGCCCTGCCGCCAGCCGACTGGGAAGCCCTCGTCGGGCTGCACCCCGCCACCGAGGAACAGCGGGCCCGCGGCGCCACCTGGAACACCGCCACCTTCCGGGCTGCGCTCCTGGCCGCCAGCACGGTCCCCGGTGAGGGTGAGGCGCCGCTCACGGAGGCCGACTGGGAAGTGCTCGCCAAGGACGGCTCACTCACCCTCGGCGAACTCAACACCCTGTTCAACACCGCCGTCGACCTGAACACCCGCGCACCTGCGAGGGCAGTGGGAAACGGCTGACCGACGACCCCCTGGTGTGGCAGGAGATGCAGTACTGCGGGCCCCGCGGGATCCCGCACAGCGTCTTCCTGGGGCGGGTCGTCGGCCCCGACCAGCCGATGTGGTTGGACGCCGACCGGGAGAAAGCCATGTGGTGGTCGATCTACAAGGCGCAAACCTGCCCGGAGTGCGGCACCCGCCCCGCCGAGTGGGCTGACGACCTTGACGCGTACGAGCCGGAGCCGCACCACTGTCGCGGGTGTGAAGTGCTGGCGCAGGGCCAGGACCACCTGGAGAACAACCGCCGAAGCTACCGACGCGGAACCACCATGCGGCTCACCCGGAGGAAGCCTGATGCGGAGGGCACGTTGATGGATCTCAATCTGGCTGATGCCGATGCCTAGGGTGCGGGTGTCGTCCTCGGCGGACTGGCACGACTACCAGCGCCTGTCGAGGGCGTTGAAGGATGCGGCTCGCACGGATCTGCGGCGTGAGCTGCGCCAGGAGATCCGCAAGGCCGGGCAGCCCGCCCTCGCGGAGGTGCGGGCCGCGGCGCTCGGTGTCGACATGTCCGGCGGCCCGTCTGGGTCCACCGGGTTGCGGGCACGGATCGCGGCGGCCACGAAACTTCAGGTGCGAGCCTCAGGCATCGAGTTCACCGTCCGCGCCAGCCAGGTCGACCCCCGCTACGGGGAGACCCTCGCTGTCGGCTCGGAAGGAACCCCGTGGCGTCACCCGGTGTACGGCAACCGCAACGCGTGGGTCACGCAGGTCGGGGCGCCGTGGTTCTACCCGACGCTCCGCGCGCACGCCCCAGCGTTCCGGCGGGCCGCGCTCGACGCGATGCACAACATCATGCGGAAGATCGCAGGCTAGGGGAGCCCCAAGTGAAGTTCGAGATGAGCGGCCGCCAGTTCGAGTTCGATCCCGACCCGGCGAAGCTGATGGGTGACGAGATGCTCCTCATCGAGGACAACCTGCCCGCCGGTTTCGCGGAGCGCTGGGCTGCCCAGCAGCTCGGCGTTCGGGACGTTCTCATGTGGGCCTACATCGCCGCGAAGCGCGGCGGTGAGCAGGCGCCATTCGAGGAGTTCGTCAAAACCGTGGCGCCGGCGACGTTCCGCTACATCGAGGCCAAGCCAGAGCCCGCCAACGAGGAGTCGTCGTTGGGGGCGAGGGTGCGTAGCAAGCGCAAGCCAGTCACGCGCACGGCCTGACCCCAGCTCCACACAACCGAACATTTGAATAGAGCGCGACCGCGAGAGGGGTGATCCCCATCGCGGAATCCTTGTCGTTCTTAGTGCTCGGCCGGGGCGACGCCTCCGACCTGGAGCGTTTGTCGCTGGCTGTCGACAGGCTCGCCGAGAAGCTCCAAGGGCTGGATCGGGTCCGCGCCGAACCCGAAGTCGACGTCGACACCCGCCGCGCAGAAGCCAAGGTCGGCGCATTCGCCGAGAACCTGCAGCGGCGCATCCGCCGCGCGGTCGAGTCGCTGCCGGACATCGAACTCGACGCGAACGCGACCGACGCGGACCGTGCCATCGCCGAGATTCGGGGCGAGCTTGCAGCGCTGTCGGACAAGAAGATCGGTGTTGATATCAACACCGAGGAGGCGCGGGTCCAGGTCGCCGCCCTCGAAGAGCGGCTCCGCGCGCTGGACACCGCGGATGCGAACGTGTCGGTGCGCGCCGACGTCGCCACCGCGCTGGCGCAGCTGCAGGCTGTGGTCGGCGAGGTGGATCGGCTCGACGGCCGCACCGCCCGCGTTAAGGTCGACGTCGATCGCGGTCTGGGTGACTCGATCGTCAAGGTAGCCGCCCTTGGCCGGGCGCTGAGCCTGCTCGCCCTCCCGGCCGCTGCCGTAGCTGTCGCCCCCACCCTCGTCGCGCTCGGATCGGCCGCCGTCACGGCCGCCGGCGCTGTTGGGGTGCTCCCGGGTGCCCTGCTCGGCGCGGTGGGCGCATTCGCGACGTTCAAAGTCGGCCTGTCCGGCGTCGGCGACGCTCTCAAAGAGCTCGACAAGGCTCAGGCCGCCGCCGGTGGCACCGCCAAGCAGCAGGAGGCGGCCAACAAGAAGCTCGCGGAGTCTCTCAAGAACCTCGCCCCAGCCGCCCGCGACTTCGTGGTCGAAATCAAGAAGATCAGTCCTGCGTGGAACTCGGTGCGGCTCGACGTCCAACAGAGGCTGTTCGCCGGTCTCGGCGCCGAAATGGGCAAGCTGTCCTCGGCCTACCTGCCGACCGTGCGGTCCGGGCTGGGCGGGCTCGCCACCGAGCTCAACTCACTCGCGAAGGACTTCGTCGGGTTCGCCACCGCGCCCCGCACGATCCAGAACGTCGACGGGATCTTCCGGAACATCACCGCGTCGCTACAAGCGGCCCGTCCAGCCGTGACCAACTTCGCGGCAGCGTTCCTCGACATCGGTGTTGTTGGCTCCCAACTGCTCCCCGAGCTCGCCGGCGAACTGACTGACGCGTCCGCCCGGTTCCGGACGTTCATCGACCAGGCGCGCCGCTCCGGCGAGCTGAAGACGTGGATCCAAGACGGTATCGACACCATCAAGACCCTCGGGTCGATCACCGTCAACGTTGGTGCCACCCTGCTGCACGTCTTCGACGCCCAGAAGACTGCCGGGGTAAGCCTGCTAGACACCCTCGACCGGCTGACCGGGGCCATGCGCACGTGGACCGGGTCGGCTGAGGGCCAGCGGGTGCTGGTCGCGGTGTTCTCCGAGATCCGCCGCACCATCGATGCGATCGCGCCAGGACTGAAGACACTGCTCACCGGCGTCATGCAGATGCTCGCGGCGTTGGCTAACACGGGCGGGCTCGTCGCGTTCGGTGCGGCGTTCACCGCCGTTGCGCAGGCGATCGCGCCGCTGCTGCCCCTGCTGGGGGAGATCGTCGGTGTGGCGCTCGGGGCCCTTTCCGACGCCCTGACGGGGGTCGCGAACGCCGCCGCCCCGATCATCGCAGCCTTCTCCGGCCTGATGGGAGCCCTGGGCCCGGTCCCGGGCGCCGTTCTTGGCATGGTGGCGGCGTTCAAACTGCTCGGCCCGGTCAACACAATCATCACGAACCTGGGCACGAGCCTCGCCGGGATGGCAACCAAGGTCGGCGCCTCAGAGACCGCCGCCGGCAGGATCTCGAAGGCGTTCTCGGCGATCGGATCCGCTGTCCCGATCGTTGGCGCCGCCGTGGTGGGGCTTGCCGCGGTGTGGGACGCACTCACCATATCCACCGACGAGGCGGCCCGCGCCATGGACGCCGGCGGCGCCGCCGCACAAGAGGCCGCCGCAGGTCTGGCCGCGCAAACTGCGGCGATGGACGCCCTGAAGAACTCCAGCGGGCCGCTCGGGGATGTGCTGCGCACCCTCGGCAACGTCATGGGCCTGTTCACCTCCACCACGGAGCAGGCGCGGGCGGCGATGACCCCGCTGCAGCAAGCCCAACTGGACGCCGCCACCGCCGCGAACGTGCACCGGATCGCCGTCGAACAGTTCGGCGCCTCCAGCCCGCAGGCAGCGTCGGCAGCCGAGGCCCTCGCATCCGCGAACGACAAGCTCGCCGCCGAGCAGGGCAAGGCGAAGGACGCAGCGAAGACCCACGCCGACGCGGTCCGTGACCTCGGGTCGGCGATGCAAACCCAGATCGGCACCGCGCTCGCCTACGAGGACGCGGTGAAGCGCACCGCGGACGCGCACAAGGCCGCCAACGACGAGCTGAAGAAGTCCGGCGCCAACAGCGACGACTACAAGGCCAAGGTGCTGGACCTGGCGCGAGCCCAGGAACAGCAGGCGCAATCTGCGCAGAGGGCCGTCGAAGCACAGCTGACCGGCGCAGACGCCCAGGTCAAGGCGAGGGCCGGGCTCGAGGCGTACAACCGGGAACTGCTGCGGCTGAACGACGGCACTCAGGCCGGGCGGGACGCGTTCGTCAAGCTGGCGTCCAACTTGGACAACTCGGGGCTCGCTGCGCTGTCGGCGTCGGCGCAGATGACCGGCCTGAGGACCGAGATCCTCACGCTGCCCGACGGCCGCAAGGTCACCATCGTTACGTCCGCCGATACCGGCAGCATTGAGGCGTACAAGGCCACCATCAACGATGTTGTGGCGCAAACCTATGTCGGCACCGTCACCGTGGTCGGTGACCCGACGCAGGTCAACAACACGCTGCAGCAGGTGGTGCAGTTCGCGAACGGGCAGCAGGGGACGATCACCCTCAAC